GCCGTTGCAACGTCGATCATATTCTTTCACCGTTGATGCTTTCACAAGGTCGATCATATCGTAAAGATCGTTACTGGTTTCTGCCGATGCAAGCCATCGGTCAATCTCTCGCACATTGCTCAAGAAATCAAGAACTTCTGCCACATCGCCACCCAATCTTTGGTTCAACCGTCCGGTAAGGAACTTGAGGTTGTCGTCCGAAAGACGCTGGCAATACTCTTTTAAATAAAAATCTGGCTTTTTCACGGGAAACTCCAAACATGGAATTGGTAAGTGTGCTGAAGAACATCTTCAGAGAAGACAAACTGGAAGAACTCCTGGTCGCAAACTGGACACACTTCTTGGATAGTTCAAGGCTGTTGGCCTTCGTATTACAGACCGTAAAGGCAAATATCAACCGCCTTGCAATTATATCATCGAGCGAAATAAAACCCAAAGGCGTATCAATTACGCTCTCCCGATGTTACTGGACTCCCACAGGTTTTACCCTGTGGGTTGAGTTCAATGTTCCTATGGCCACGAATAAAATGGCCGAAGGAACTATGGAGCTTCACCTATCCAACAATGGAAGTATAACGCACATCAATACGCTGGGCAATCTCCATTGTGTTTAAGGCGAAATATTTTTTGATTATCTTAAACAACATCTAGCCGACGAACTTGCTCTCCGTCTTGGTCAACGAATTTATCTTCAAATACCAAGATATTTTCTTTGTCTGTGAAACGAAGGCCCATATTGTATGAGTCGATACTGGTGGCTCGTCCACCTTGGGATGCAATAACCCAGCAATAATCATCCTGAATTGTCAATTTACCGTCCTGGTTTTCCTGGGTAAGTCCGATTTCGAGTGTTACGCCGTCCGGGAGAACAAGCTCGATCTGACCGTGCTTGAGAAGATGCTCGACAATAAGCGACTGAATTTTGTTCTTTGTCATATGTGGACCCTCGTTTGAAAGGTGATTGCGTCGAATAGACCAACGCTACGAAGGTATATATTCCCATGACGAAAGGAATATCCAACGCTTTACAAGAACATCAAAATATGGTATACTCTGGGAGAAAACATGGTCGCACAACTTAAATTCCGGGGGTTTTTAGAAACCGTGGAAGAAAAATTTCACAGCATCAAGGCAGATATTCCGCTTCCCGCAGCGGTGTATACCCTCAGCGAGCTTTTTGCCCGCCAGGGAGCCTCGTTGTTTGCCGTAGGTGGGGTAATTCGGGATTTTCTATATTCCCAACACCACGGCGGGAAATTTTCTCCAAAAGACGTAGACCTTGCAACCGAAGCGCCGCCCGACAAGGTGATGGCGATCTTGAGCAGTCCGGCTGCTCAATCACAAGGCATCAAAACCTTTCCAAAAGGCGAAGCATTCGGTGTCATTTCCGCTGTTGTCGATGGAGAGGAATACGAGATCGCAACATTCCGGGAAGATGGACAATACACCGATGGGAGGTGTCCTGACTCTGTGAGCTTCAGCACTCCAGCCAAAGATGCTCAACGTCGTGACCTAACTTACAACGCTTTGTTCTATGACATTCACAAGAAGGAAGTCAGAGACTACAACCTAAACGATGAAGGAGAAGGACAAGGGCTGCACGACATTAAGAATCTTGTTGCCCGTCCTGTTGGAAACGCTCGTGATCGCTTCCGAGAAGACAAGCTGAGAATCCCCCGACTTGTTCGGTTCTTCTCACGCTTCAATCCTGGATACATCATGCAACATCTGGATAAAGAAACCCTATCGGCCATTGAAGAATTCAAAGACTTAGCTGGAGTTTCACCAGAACGTATCGCCGCCGAATTCACTGGCGGTCTTCAGAAGGCGGCTAGTCCAGTCAACTACCTGAAGAATTACGAAGCCACCGGATTGCTGCCCGCAGTATTTCCAGGACTTCAAGTCGATATGCACGATGTAGATCGCATTGGAAACGTCAAGAACATCAAAGCTGTGCTTGCTTGGCTATTGAAACAAGACGACCCTAAAGCCGTCCGAATTCAACTCAATCGCCTCAAGTACGCCAATGATGTTTCTGACGCTACTTCTTTCCTTGTCAGGTTGTACCGATTTGACGTGGCTCAGGTAGCACAGCTATTGAAACATCGAGACTTGTACAAGCAATTGGAGAATCCAGAACTTCAGGCGGCAGGACAAAAAGTTCTAACGACAGACGTGTTGGATTTCGCTAGAATTTCTGGCAAGGAAGCAGAGCTTCAACGATTCTTGAACTACCAACCAACTGTGAAGTCGCAAGACTTCATGCACCTGAAAGGAAAAACCATCAGTGACGCCATGAGTGGGGCTGAAGCTGATGCTTATCGGAGGTCTAGTGATGAAGTTGTGGCTGGACGATGAACGTGATCCTCGTGACCCAAAAATTCAAAGCCTTTTTGGGTCCGAGGGTGACGAAACGTGGGTAAAAACCGCTGATGTGGCAATCTACCATCTGAAGCAGGGTCGAGTTACGTTTATCTCTCTGGATCATGATCTTGGACCGCCAAGCGCTGGCACAGGCATGGATGTTGCCAATTGGATTGAAGAACAAGCGTTTCATGGAACGCTGCCACGACTGACTTGGGCAGTGCATTCTAAGAATCCTGTGGGCGCAAAAAACATGATGAGATCGTTGTCAAAAGCCGAAGAGTTTTGGGATGCTGCTACACAAGAGTAACGGAACACTTCGATACAGTCATGCAGGCGATGTTGGATTCAAGCTCATCCTTGAGGTTGATCCTGGCATCGCCTCTTTTTGTCGTGAGATGATCCCAAAGTACATCATTCTCAATCCCCAACGATATGCTCCGCACATCTCTGTTGTGCGTTACGAGCATTCAATCAAGATGGAACATTGGGGCAAATACGAGGGTGAACAGGTCGAGTTTGAATACAACAATTACATCCATAATGGTCGGGTGTATTGGTGGATCAACGCCTTCAGCACTCGCCTGGAAGAAATCAGAGTTGAACTAGGTCTGCCAGTGTCAAGCGAATATACGAGGCCCCCGAATTCCTACCAAAAAGTATTCCACATTACTTTGGGAAACACCAAAACCATTTAAGACAAGATGATTCTCTTGGTCCACGATTTGAAGTCCCTATCCATGAGAGTGACCACTTCATCTAAGTCAGTGGCTCTATCCAATTTAGACTCGCAGACCGACTTGACGTTTAACGCTGTAGTTAATTCATCCACGTCACGAATGACAGTCATATCTAAATCAGAAATTAAACATTCTGGAACGATATATTTTTGATGTGTGAGTGGACTCCAAGGGACAATGATGCGGGAACCTCTGACTGCCATATCAACCAATGTGTGATTGTAACTTCCCGCATGAGTTGAGATGAAAGTTTCAAACTTAGCTGTTGAATCCAAATATTCTTGAGCATCCTTCATGGGAATTGTTTTAATGAAGCTAGGTCGAACCACGTCGCCACGCTCCAGTTGATATATTTGACCGTAGCGATCTTGATGCTTCAAGAAAAAATCCCACAACCTTTCATTCCAATCCCAACCCGGATGTTTGTAGTCTCTAAATTGCTGGTAGTCATGATCTAAAAGAATTGACCCTGGCTCTTTTGGTAAAAAACTATCACCATAGTATTTCTTGACCAATGGAATCTTAATGAAGGTTCCTGGAGCCTTATTCTTAGTCTTAAAATATCGGTCGTAATAGTAGTAATGATCGAAGCCTGGAGCTTCGATCCCTTGCTCCATGAAGTAAACAACCTTCTTGGCATTTTTCTTGAAGTGAGGGATGTTTGCCACTGGCGGAAAACCAGTGTAAGAATGAACTAAAACAACATCTACTTCTGGACAAGTCGTCTCAGTAAAATGCTGAGTGAAAAACTGCACATGGGGCAATTTAGAAAATCTATCGGACAATTCTTTACTAAAAAATTCGCAACTCGTGTATGTTCGCCAAGGGGTGAAACAACCGATCAGCAATAGTTTATACATTTAGTAAAAGTTCACCTGACTAGGTTGCATATACAAATAATCCAAGCCTTCAAATTCACACTCCTCAGTTTCCATTTCAAATGGAGTAGGAATCGGACGACCTCGACGATCAACACATGCAGACCAAATATATATTTTTCGATTGTCCTTGAATATCTCCACCAACGATAAATGATGCGGACCCAAAAACCTCTTCGCCAAATTGCAGATCAAGTTGAAGGGTAAAAAGGGACTGCTCTTGCCGTAAATCTGGAGAGTTTCCATTAGATGTTTATCGTAATCAGCTTTTTGATAGTGAAGCATGATGGGATAACCGTCAATAATGGCTTCTCGTTGTTTGAAAATGGCCAAATCATCCTCCATTGTGGGCGGCGGTGCTTTCGGGAAGTTATATGGAATTAACATATCGCCCAAGGCCCTCATGCCTTCGATAATATCTTCGAGTTTTGATTCCTTGTAGAACATATAGCAAACCTTCGTTCAGGGAATTCCCTGCCTTATATATTCGCTAAATACGAAAGTTCTCACTGTATATCTCATCTTCCGAAACAGCCGATTCTTGTGGAGCAAAAAGAGCATACAATTGGTCAATTTGACCATGAGATACTCTGCGACCTTTATCGCTCATCACTCCCCTCAACCCCGTGTTTTTTGATTGAGAATGTAATCTGGAAACAAACCAGGATCGAACTTGTCGCAAACCTGGAGATATTTCATATTGACCGGGTGTGAATCCCAGAAAATCAAACACATCAAAAGGATCGAGCCAACAATAGCCTGACCATTTATTGCCCATCTCAAATGGGGCTGGCAACCCTCGTGACGCAGCCCGCTCAACAAAGTGCAAAACCATCCTGATCCAATTCTTTGCCATCCACGGGTCCAAACAACACGCATTGTCCATGATGCGGAATTCAATGGTCTTTCTCTTTTTGTTCTGATAGTGGAAAGTGTTGATGGTGTAATACTTGCAATGCCCCACCTTTTTCAGCAAAAGTTCGGCAGGCATCAGACCATCTTCAATATCACCAAATATATCCATTTCACCAAGGAACTGGCAATATTGATTTTTCTTTCTGCGGGCAGGAACCGAGTCTAAAAAAACGGGTTCGCATTTGATCCACCAGGAAATGACACTGGCCAACTGAGGTTCTGTTAGGTCCGAAACATCAACGTGGATATGAAATGAACAACGGGTATCTGATACTATTTTTAGGTCTTTGCTAAAGCCATCAATGACCTTGCAAGTACGCACCACCCCATTCCATCCCTTCATTACGGGCGTACAGACCTCTATACCACAACTTCCATCTGGCTTAACTATCCACACATCATTATGGTGGTCGCTACCCCACTTGCGGATTAAAACCTTCTCTTCAGAGAGCTTCTGAACAAGGTTTCCTATGTATTGAATGCCTTCTGGCAGAATACCGTCCTCGTGACCAATGGGTCGGTTGCGGCCATCGAAAGAGTTAATCTCAATCTCGACGCCGAACCTGCGAAAGTAGTTCAAATTCAATGTTTCTTTGGGTGAGTTCATGCGCTTTATCCTCAATTATACGATAATTATATTATCCAAACACCAGGATTGCTGAGTCGGAGATATAATTTAACTACAAGGAGTTTTTTATGAAGTGCCTACTCATCGAAACGAAGGACAAACGAAAGTTCTTCACCCACGAAAAGAATTTCATTCAACTCATTGAGTTTTCCAAAGCATTCAGTGCCGAAATCTCAATAGTCAAATTGGAAGAAGGCTCTGTTTTAGAGCTTGAAGAACTTGCCCCGGCGATCTGCGATCCGGGCTACAAAAAATCAAACGTACAATACGAAATAATCGAAACGAAAATGTCCACAGAAGGACGATCTCGTGCTGAAATACTGCGTGTTGCCGACAAGGTAAAGAAGTACGTTAATGAGCAATTCCAAAATCGGAACACCGTGTCGCTCAAAGAATTGAAAAAGAAATTCAAACGATATAAATTGACCGACGCTGCACTCTGTAATCATGTGCGTCGTGTGAAATCTGAACTCGAAAAAGAAGGGTTCAAATTCTTGAAATTAGGCGCAGGACAATATAAGGTAAATTAAATGTACGATATCGAAATGCTCGTTCCTGCTGAAAGCGAATTGGTTCAACGATTTGTGGATTTCAAGAAATGGGGAATCAGAAATATTGGCAATTACAAAGTCAAACTCGTTTTGGCTGCTGCCCATAATAATGACGTAAAAGTGTTTGAAGGTGGTTGGCCAGATGGAGTCGATGTAGAAATTGTCCTCACACCTTACAAACACGTCGCCCAAAGAATCCACCATTACTACGACGCAATAGCAAAGCCTGATACAGCTAAATGGTACTATCGGGTCGATGAAGACAGCATGAATGACATTAGTGGACTAATGAAAAACCTTGAGTTGTTCTTTGACCACGAAAGAGAATATCATCTTACTGGCGAATTAAATTGGGATGTCCAACCTGTCGAAAGACATATGCTGGAAAAATTAGGGTTTAATCATTGGTATCGTTTTCCTGAAGACACACCGCCACACGAATACGAGATGTCCGTGACAAGCAATGCGGCAATGAAACGAATTCTAAACAATGAAAAAGCTAAACAGTATTTCAAATTAAGAAAACAAATACCTGAAGGATATGGGGATCACGGATTGTGCTTCTGCGCTCGCATGGAAAAAATCCATCCAACAACTGTCAAGTTTCTTACTGTGCGTCCAGAGCTTACTAAATTTTCAGAACTTCACGGACACTTCAATCACATCCATTGGGTCGCTAGAGATAAAAACCCTTGCGTAATGAACTGGCTGGAGTCTATGACTCCAGAACAAGAATCAACTTACAAATATATGTCTCTAATTTGGTCTTGTCCAGACCATAAAAAGTGGATAACTCTTAGTCCAAATAATATCATTGAAGAAATATTCATTCACAACAATCATAAAAAGTCAATCGGCCTATGGTCTGCGACCAGTGATGGCAAATTGACTTTTTATTTGGAAGACATGGCGCAAAATTATCCACTGATAGTTTTTGAAGCTACCAGTGGATCAAATGATGTCACAATCTACAATCACCGACATCACCAGCTTAAAACCGGCCCGTTTACGGCGGCTCTTATCGAATCTTAACCTTCCAGTTCCCCATCAATATCCTCGTCGTCATCATCGCTCAATACATCGTTCAATTCAATGTCGGCGTTGTCTTCAGGTCGGAAATTGATAGACTCTTGAAATGGCTCCAGGTAATCCTTGATCTGTTCCGCTGAAATGGCGTCGATCGAACCTGGACATTGCATCAAGATTTCAGCAGGAAGGTCATTGCGTTCCAGGCTGGCCTTAAACTTGATTTCAGACCCACCGGCCCAAGGCTCTTTGACTACAAAGTTTCCAGCCCCTTTGATCTCAATTCGTTCTGCATCCAGCAAACAACTTAGCAGACCGCTGAGGGGGTTGATGCCTTTGTCGAACAACAACTGAATGTTCTCCGACTCGACAAAGGGCCGGTGAGTCTTGTTCTTGACATTCTTCAGCTTCACATTGATGCCGAGAATCTTTTTCTTCTTGGCTGTGATCTTCTTTTCGATCTTCATCTGCGTCTTCGTTTCAAGACGACAGGAAGCATAGAAAGGAAGTGCGTTGCCGCCACCAGCCGTGGTTAACGCCTGCTGTCCCATAGGGGCATAGCCGCCGATCTTGGCACGAGTCTGGTTCAGGATGACAACCGTAGCGTTGTTCTTCTCCATCACGGTGTTCAGTTTGCGGAACTCACGAGAACAAATCTTAGCACGTTCGCCCGGCTGTTCATGCCCACCAACAATTCGCTTGAAGTCAGCAGCAGTATACTCTTCTGGCAATGCCACTTCCCTCAACTCACGCTCAGAGGGCGACACACCAATTGAATCGTAAACAATCACGATGGGAACTTCCATCGGAATCTTTTCACGAGCCTTCTCAATCACCTTGTACATTTTGGTGAAAACCTGTTCTAACGATTGTGGAGTATGACGCACAATACGCTTGAGGTTACAGTGAGAGGCTTGTTGAATGAACTCTTTATTTGCAGAGTTCTCACAGTCCATCAAAACCGCAATGCCCTTCGCTCGTTGTGTGCCAAACAATATGTTCGCACCAAGCAATGACTTGGAAGATGAATTGGGACCGTAAATTTCTGTCAGTTTGCCACCAGGGATGCCTCCTGTAATGAACTGACCAGAACAAATATAATTGATAGCGAGTGAGCCGGTATCGACAAAATATTTCACACTGTCGATTGTATCGAGAACATCACCGCCTGTTTCTTCGGCTAGTGTCTCGAAAAAATCATCGTCAACACCACCACCGCTCGCAGCAGCTTTCTTCTTTGCCATTTGAACCTCTGTGCCAGTGGAAGGCACTATTCTTAAAATTGAAAACTCAAGAAAAAACCATCCAGGGTTTTTACGCCCTGGATGGTCCAGTGGAACGGAAGGTTACATACCTTCGAGTTCTTTCATGAAATCGTCGTCAGCGAGAATGTCTTCTCCACCCTTGCTTTCAGAAGCGGCGGGGCTGCTGCTAACGGTCAATTCTTCACGAACAGACTCCGATGCGGTCGAAGGGGCAGATGCCGTGTGACCAGCGTTACGGAACTCGTTCAAGTCGTCGTCTTGAGACTCGCCCTCTTTAACCATGCCCAAGTGGACACGGAGAGCGTGCTTCAATTCGTCTTCACTCTTCAACGCCCGAAGTGCGTGAACGTCATGAAGGTTTTCAATCCAAGTTGACAATTCATCCAGCGAACCAGCGGGAGCCACGTCTTCAAACTTCGAGTTATCGTAGTTTGGATATTCAGCACCGCCACCACCCTTGACGACCTTTTTCACAACTCGGAAGTCACGACCAGTCATCGGATGAGTGATGTCACCAAGACCTGCTTCGCCAGCGGTCTTATCGCCAACAATAGCCCGCATGATCTTGGCGTGAACTGTCTTACCGCAAGAGTAAATCTTGGGTCCGACATTCTTCTTGACTTCACCAGTCTTGAAGTCTTTATCAGAACGAACGATCACGTTGTAGTAGTATCGTTCGACCGGCTTGATGGCCCGTGCCTGATTCTGCAAGTCTTCTTGAGCCTTGCCGCTCAGGTTCTCGGACTTCTGCCAGAGATCACTGTAATACTTACAGATGATGCACTCGCCCTGCCAACGATCACCCTTGTCCGTTTTCACAAGAACCTTCGGGCAGTGATAGGTTCTCTTCTTCTTGGTGGTAGGGGTAGAAAGCGTGTGAACACGGGTTGCACAATAATGCTTACCGCCACCCTTTTTACGGGGCAGAATACGCATGATCGTATATCCGTCACGCTCTGGAAGACGCACGAACCTTTCGAGGAAGTCATCGCCGCCGAAAGCGCCCGGCTCGGCATTGACCCGCTCGTACTCGTGTTGCATCTCCGATAAATCAAGTCCTTCAAATTCAGTTGCCACAGTTAGCTCCTTAGTCGTTTTGATAGTTGTGAACGTCTTGGAAAGTTACAGTTAACAGTCTTCGTCGTTCGTTGAGTGATGTTGTAAGCTATATCGGCGGAAGACTCAATAGCTTTAGTTTTTTTTTATGTTTGCTGAAAAGATTTCTAAATAATCGGCTCTACAACAATTTCTTCTTCAATATTTTGATGTGCAGCAGATTCTTCTAATGTAGTATGCTGTGCAGCATAGTCTTCCTCCGCTTGAGCCAATGCTTCGGCCTTGCCAGTCATGTGCAAAGCCTTCTGGTGCAATGCGTCCATTTTTTCACGCATTGTCTTATGCCCTTCGGATTCGAGCTTGTCATTCATCGCAGCACGAGTAGCTTGTTCAGCCTCGTATTCCTGCTCAAGCGCCTCCAATATCTGAAGATTTTGTTTCAGCTTGTCTGAAACGGCTTTAGCATGAGCGGCTTCTCGCTGGGCAAGCAATGCTGGATCGCTGATAACAGGCATCAGTTTGCCGTGCATAATTGTTTGAGCTTCTTCAAACTTACGCTGTTCTTCTTTTTCGACCTTACGTTCTTTGCGCAAGACTTCACGTCGATACATGACCCGTACCTTGGCAATTCGTTCACGATTCTTCTTCTTCTTTTCTTTTTGCTTTTGATTAGCCATATTTTCCTCCGAGGTATTTGAAGTATACGAGGATAATGGAGTTCGATAAATAGAAAAAGCCCGGATTGCTCCGGGCTTTTATTTTTGTTTATCGGCGTCTGATTTCTGGCATATTGGGTTCTTGGTTTGCACCACCCCAATATAATTTGCCGCCTTCTCGCTCTTGTTGGTTTTGAGAGAAACCAAGCTCTCTATCGGCCAACAACTGGACGTTTCCGGGGACAAAATATTTGTCGGAAACCAGTTGTTCCCGTCCGGTATCGTCGATCATCACAAACACTTCCCCACCAACGCCTTCTCGCTTCTCGAACACTGGATATTTTTTTTCGGGAGTGAATCGGAGGTTCTTCTGCTTCACTTCCGCCATCTGAGGAAGCTCCGGCGAGAATACCATCCAGTCTATGGGGCGACGAGGTTGCCCCTGTTCGTGCGGCATCACTCCCCTAGAGGGGTTTGCTGCCTGCCCCTGAATATTCATATGCTGACCATTATTGGCAAGCTGTACATATTGATGAGGCAATTGAACTGGCGGTGGTGCTTGGATCATGTCCTGAACAATGATGGTAGATGCGTCTTCACCGCCACCATCAAAATTGAACTTCTTGTTTTTCAAGATGATCCCGCCTTTGGCCTCTTTGAAGCTCACTGGCTTCTTAGACAACTCAAAGACTTCCACATCGACAATCCAAACGTCACGTCGAGCAAGCTGGGCCATAACAGCACCAGCCAACTTCTCTAATGAAACATCCTCGAATGGATCGCCGACTTTCTTCTTGAAGGACTTGGTTTCCTCCTTGTTGTAATCGCCTTCGATTCGTTCGTGATATTTGTAATTTACTTCATATCCCATGTTGTTCCTCGCTTTCGGCCTCTTCCGATTTCTCTAAGGGAGTGGCTTCTGGCAAGTTCTCAATCTTTATCGTGCCATAAAAGCCAGGATTGGTGAGCCGCTTCCCGTAGCGGGCCAAAACGTGTCCAGCTTGTTCTTGTTCGTCGGTCTTCCACGAAGGAATCGGCTTCACTGGCAAGAACGGGGCAAACACATATCCCGAAAAATAATGATTTCGATGATCTTTAAGCCCCAACAGTATATTCCCCGCTGGTGCTGTAGAGTCCTCGAACAATTGCCACTTTTTATTCAACACCCCGATCTTGTTGACGCCTTCTCTTTGGGCAATGATATTTACGATGTTGCCCCACTGATTTGTAGCTGGTTCGATATATTCTCCCAACAGCTTCACAATCGTTGGACTCGTAACAACCCAGGTTGCCTCTTTGTTGTAACATTTGGCAGCAATATATGCACTCATTCCATCAACCATGGATAAAAGATGAGATTCGTCCTTGTATTCAACAACAGCCGACTTGCCAGCGTTTATGGATAAATCTCGAATAATCTCTCGACTGAAATCAGCACAAATAGCCTCAGAAAATACTGAGGT